GATTCTTTTAGTTGCTTGAGTTTAGGTTCAAGTTGATAGCAGGCTTCTGCGATTTCAATGTCAGTGCCCCAGGACCGCATACTACTTAAATGATATGCCCATTTACCTGTAGTATCTTTAAGTAGCTGTATGTCTACTGCATTTTGACGAGGACGAGATTGTATACAAAGATTAAACTCATCAAGTAATTCGTCAGCCCTGGCCTTCCAGTCCATTATACTACAACATCCTCCATGCCCGCAGTTCGTAAACGAACCACGTGACCTAGCATAAAGTTCTTTGACTCTACACCTTTCATCACACCTAACCATTTGTTACGAACTAAGGCCACTTCGTTGATAATAGTTTCAAAATCAATTACTTCATCTTCACCATCAACATATTTTTCAGCATCCCTACTAGTCAAAGCACGGGCATAACTTTCCAAATACTTTTGAAAATGTTTACGACGAATCTTTCTAAGTTGTATGTTCAAGTAGTTTAACACCGCTTCAATTTCTTGTAGCTGGTTAAACCGTTGTTCAGTTATACCCGGAAGGTTTGCCAACGCTTTTTCAACATTTCCGTGAATCGTGATTTCACGTTTAGCTACAGCGAGTTCGCCTTCGTAATACGTAATGAAAGCAGGAATCTCGCTTAGGTTTGAAACTATGCGATTATACCACATTACTCGTCTTCGTCGTATTCTTCGTCTTCGTCGGTAATATACTCTTTTAACGCCTTGGTTAAAGGACTGTCAGTGGCCGCAAATTCTTTAATTTCAATATCATTGAGCATGTCAATCATAACACTCATTAAATTATCTGCGGCTTCTTGCCTGTCCTTAACTGGAATATACTGTTTTAAAATTGTATATGTTTCGACTAAAACATCAACATCTAAGCTCATTCGACTGGTTCCTCTTCGGGTTGTATAACAGCAGTTTTATGTGGGTTAGCTATGAAGTCTGCCATGACTCGGTCAAGACATTCATCTTCATTGCGTTCCCATGCTTTACGGAATTTCTTAATAACTGTGCCATCTGCTAGCGTGTATTTAAGACTGTTGCCTTCCTTGCCTAATAAACCTTTGCCTTCAAACATGTCAACCAGTCCCGAGTATGGATTCATTCCTGTTTCGTAAGGAATTTTAACTTGGACTGATTCAAAAGGTTTATTGTAACGTGTTTTCATAATCTTACAAGCAGCACGGATACCTTTTACTTCTGAGATCTTGTTGCCGTCCTCATCTTCTTTGAGCTTGAGTTTCTTCATGGCAACAACAATACTACTAGCATAGATAAAGCCTTGCCCGCCTGATATCTTGTCATCAGGATCAAACATGTCTTGGCTAGCGTAGGTGTGGTTAGTGCATACCAAACCGATGTTCAAACTGCCAAACATGTTTACACAGTTACGAACAAGACTTGTAAGTGCTTTGGGCTTACGACCCATGTCACCTTTCATTTCACCTGCTTCAAACTGATTAACGTCTGTGGGAGTTAACAACATACCCAAGCTGTCTAATACAAACAATACTTTAGGACGTCCTTCTTCGGGCAATACTTTGTATTCTTTTACAAAGTCCGAAATAACCTTGGCCACATCATCAATCATGGCCATGTTAAGTTTAAGCATCTTATCTTCACTGGTATCTACACCAAGTGCATGTAGCCATTTTTCATCCAGTGCATTCTCGCTATCAATTAAGATAACATAGATACCTTGCTCTTGTGCATTTTTAACAAGGTTGCCTGAACAGATAAAACTTTTGCCTGCGCCGGACTCGCCAGCAAACACAGTGACCTTGCCCATGGGAATACCTCGATTAAAGTCTCCGCTGATGAGATAGTTTAGTGCAAAGTTGTTGGTTGAGATCCAGTCTGTTGGGTCTGTAAAGCCTACGCTGATACCGTCAATTGCTTTGGTAATGTTTTTTCTAAATTTGCTTACGTCAAATGGTTTTGCCATGTTTATTTCCTTAGATAATTGTATATCATTTCTGACATGTGTTCATGCCCATCTTTAACTGGGTGATCCTTGACTAACTGAAAATCCTTGATCAATTCTTGATAACTACTAGTAAACATAAATTTATTATAATCTATATGTTTATTCAATGCAAGAACTTTATTAAATTTTTGTTCAATCCTATCATCGTCCATCAGATCAAATACTTGCCCTTCACGAAGAATGTCTTTGAACCATTCCAATGTGGGATTCATTATGAGATTGTTCTGGAATGTATCGATCATGCATAACTTGGTATTAGTATTTTCGGCTATTTTTTGTAGTGAAATAATCTGTCTCAAAAAATTTGTGTATGCTAGATGTGGATGCCAGTCTTTTTTAAAAAACTCTGGATCTCGGCCGGGCATGTATTGATATATCTTGCCTGTTTCTGCGTTTCCAAATTCTACTCTTACCCACTTTGTCCAAGCCACAATAGCCAGATCTGGTGTTTGAGTTAACAAGTAATCGAATGTTCGACGGTATATTCTGTAGTTGCTAGAAGCAGCCCGTGCATCATTAAACACGGGCTGTTCCAACAATTGACCAAGTAAGTAGGGCCAACTAAACTCTCGATGCCCATGAGTTTCCTCATCTGGCCATCCTGAAGTCCAGCTATCCCCATTTACATATATCATCACTTGTTCTGACGATTGCGAATCATTGCAAGAATGTCTGCCGCCTTGTCGCTGGATGGTTTAGCAACTACTGGTGCTGTGGCCACCGGTGCATCATCTTCATCCACATCAAATGGAGGAGTGTTATCAACAGGAGCAGGAACCACCGACAGTTTGGGTGCTGTTGCTGTTGCTGCCGGGGCAGGCACTGCTGGTGCAGACTCACCACGATCGCCGCCGCCAAAGCCTGCTGGCTTGAAGTATTGACTCCAACGATCTGGATCATACGGCTGTCCGTCTACTGACGCTTCAAACATTTCCTTAATGACCTTGAGTTCAACATCTCCGGGACGCTTTGGCAAGAAGTCAGCAAGATTATACAAACCGTGTGTGTCAATTGCCGCTTGTTCTGCACTGGTCAATGCAGATTCTTTACGTGCCCAGGTGCTGGTGCTGTAGTCAGCATAGCCGCCTTTGCTGGTTTTCTTGACTGAAAAGTCCAAGCCACCAGTGTAGTCTGTGGGCATATTTTCCATGTCAGGATCCATCAGTGCGTTCTTGATCAAGTTAAAGATCTGTGGACTGATGATGAAACGACGGATTGGATTCTCAGGAGTTTTGTCATCACTGAGAGGATTGTCACGCACAAAGCCTTGGAACAAGTATGATTTCTTTTTCCAGTATTTACGACCCATTTCTTCCAATGCTGGGTCTTTGAACCAAGTGCGAACTTCTGCAAGAATAGGACAAGCATCGCCCCACATCTCTACACAAGGAACTTGCACAATAACAGGCTTGCTGTCTGCTTGGCCTTTAACGCCAGCAAATGGCAATTTGATCATTGCACGTTCAATCCAGAAGAATGAGTTTTTGGTGTCTGCGTCAGGTAGGAAGCGAACTCGGGCTGTTGAGCCTTCTGCTATGTTCCAGTGAGCGTAAATGGCGTTATCGCCTTGACTTTGGCCGCCTTGTCCACGACCTTGTTGAGCTTGTAGTTTTGCGCGAATTTCTGCTAAAGATGTTGCCATGATAGTTTTCCTTTATAAGTTAAGATGGTCTTTATGTGCTTGGATATACACTAGCACCCTGCTAGTATATAACAATAGTATTTATGATGTCAACAGAGAAATTGGATTTTTTTACCGAATTAACCCGGCCAATTTACGCATGAAATCTAAAGGATTGGCGCTCTCTTCAGTTGGCTGCATTTGTGGAACAGGTGTTGCTGCCGCAGTGGTTTGATTTGGAACCGGGGGCTGTTCAGGTGCCGCTGGAGGCTGCATGGCAGTTTGATATTTGGCTGCTAGTTCTGGATTTTGTGCATCGAGCCATGATATGATTTTAATTCGAGCATCTGCTTCGGGACCTTGTTCAGCAGCCAGTTCTCTAAACTCTGTTTCAAGGTCTTCATCACCAATGATATCACTCATTGTGGCAATGGCATTTAGTCCATCCTGGCCAACTTCCAAAGGAGATTGCATGATCTTATCCAGATCCATTTGTTCGCCATCGGTATCTGGGCTATCCCAGGAATCTTCGTCAATGGATTCAGCCCAGGCTGTAAATTCTTCTGCCATGGCAGTTTCCATGGCTGCTTGTTCACGTTTATGGGCGCGATATACATATGGTAATGCTTCATTGAAACGATCATCGTAGATCTTTTTAACAAAACGTTCACGTAGTGCATCTACATTAACATCATCTTCTACTGGTGCTTCAGGGATCCAAGATTCATAATATGCACGGTAACCACGTGCACCACGCATCTGTCGTAACATGCGTTTGTCTTGGTCATAATGTTTCAACGCACTGTGAACCATATCTTGTGTTTCACGATCCTCAAATTGGCGACGGCGAGCACCTGCAACAAAGTGTTTCATGCTGGTCATTTCTTTCATAAGCTCGGCAATATGTTGTCCACGTTCATCGTGCAATACACCACCTTCACTAATATGACGGGCTTGAGCACGGGCATAATCCAAGTTATTATGGTCCATTAAGAAACGCTCTCCACGATGCGTTTCTAAATAAATGCTTTCAATTTTGCGAGCACGGGCTCCACGTTTTTCTGGATCAATAAAGTCCGTGTGCTTGACACGTATGGTCACAGGTCCACGATCTTCATAGCTGTTGATACGGCTACCATACATACTCTCAATGATTACTTGTTCAACACTTTCAGTAACTTCTATGTCGTTTGATGTGTATGCAGAATCTGCTTTGGTTTGTTGTTTAATCGCATGGATATTTAAATTGCTACGTGTGATGTCTCTAGTATCAAATGTCAACATATTTCTACGTGCAAACTCTCTTAGATTGCGTAGAAAGCTAAACCATTCGTCTTGTTGTGTTTGATCCAGTTCATCTGTGATGTTCTGCCCAAAGTATATCTTTAAACTGTCATTGTCAATAAGACTTATGGTAATGTTACCAAAGTTGTGATCGTCTTTACTGACATAGTCAAAGTTAAAAAATCTTGCATTTGCAGGATCTGTTGTGGCTTGGGCTTTTTCGTCACCCAGATTGATGTTCTCAAATCTGCTTCGGATTTTATCAAATAATGTTTCTGCTATTTTTTCAATTTCACGCATGGTTGTATCCGTAATTATAGTATATTTAGCCCATTGTCATTATGAATGGCATGGGCTCCAAGTATTCTTCTGTGTTGTCCCGCATGTGCTCATCCAGTTTAGAATCATAATTTTGCAGAGTTTGTAGCATACGCACACACAACAACATGGCCATTACCAGATCATCAGTTTCGCCCAGTTTAGCAGCATATCCAGTGCCTTGTGCCACAAATGTCTTTAGCTCACTTACTAGGTTCTTGCTAGCAATATGTAGTTTCTTATTTTCAACAAGGCTTTTGAATTTGGCACATACAGCAATTTTGGATTTGTTGGTTGTGGTAAATCCTTTGCGTTGCCCTCTAGGGTGGCCTACTCGGTGTGGTTCACTTAAGAATATACCTTTGAGATTTTCTTCTCCAATTTCACTGATACTGATCAATGCTGCTTCGCCCAATGTGTTGTTTTCAACACTGTAATAGATATCAGTTTCTGATCCTGTTACTTCAAATAGATATTGAAGTATTTCGCTTAGTATAGTGACCTGTCGTTGTATGGGAGTTGTATTATGTTGCCATTCTCCAATTTGTTTAAGTTCAGGTAGTTGTAGTATCTGTATAGCAGCAGGGTCGCCTCCGGTGCCTAAACTAGGATCAAGTCCAACAAGGTAAGTGTGTCCTTTAGTGGGTTTCTGATACCAGCGCACCTGTCCTTGTCGTAGCACTGGATCTATGCCATCCATTTCAATCAAGGTTGTGGAATTGATCAAGGTCTCATCATAGATCAAGAATTCGCAATTTTTTACAAGGATGCCATTGGCGTAGAATCTATGATTTTTTTCTACTTCTAATAAATCATATACTGGCTGAACATCAGCCTTAGCAACCGAGACTACAGTTTCGATTCTACCAGATGTTTGTATCCTGGTTCGAGGCTTTAATGCTTGTGCAGCGACCATATCGAATGTGGGTGTAAAAAATTTATGGTCAAGAGTGCATACAATATTTTTAGATTGTGTTTGTATTAACATGGTTTGCTTGCTTCCGCGTTGCAAAAGTCCTGCAAAATTTGACCACCCAGTATCCGTTAATACTTGTAGCCCTATATTATTTTTTAATAATTCGTCCACGCACAAATCCCTCTTCTTGTGTATTTTCTTTAAATTGTCTATTTACTATACCATTGTTATACCAGACAAGTCCGCGCTTGTTAATTTGCAATTTTTTAAGTCTACCTTTGCTAAATCCAAGAGGACAATATTCAGCGTATGTCTCAACACTTCCGTTGTTATACCAAATTTTTCCAGCAGCAGCTCCTGGCTTTCCTTTTTTAGATTCACTAATTAACTTGTTACGGTTTTCATCTTTAGTAAAATCATAATATCCCGGAACCGATCTGATTTTTTCTTGATTAATACGTTCAGATTCTGACCACTTAGTTCCTTTTTTCCTACCGCCAATTCCGGGTCTTTTGATTCCTCTATTTGCAGCAGGCTTTCCAAACATAGGATTTTTTTCTCCTGTTCTCATCTCAGATAATAATTGTTTAATGGCATCTGTATGTTTATATCCACCTGGATTAGAATTCTTTAAGATTTCGTATATACGTTCTTCATCTTTCATTATACCAGCTAGACTCAACCAAGCGACTCTATCTTGCCATCGTCCATAATGTTCAAATAATGTCTTATGAGCTAATGCGTGTTCTTCTATGGTAAGTGTTACTAAATTAGATGGATCGTTTGATCCACCTGCATGTTTTGGAATGATGTGATGTTTATGAGTTTTCATGCTATTATTTATGCCGTTTCGTCATAAATTATCAACTCAATAATTGTTCTAACTCAGTAATAGATACATCGCGTATTTTTCCGGCCGGCCATTTAATTTTTACTATTGTCTCTGCACCCAGACAACCGTGCTCACGACGAAAACGTTCTTCACCAATGCGTCCAACTTCGTCCTTCATCCATTGTTCATCACGATCCGGATGCTCGTCCCAACTGGCTTGGAATCCACGGAATCCGTTTATGCCCAATTCAGTGTCGTTGCCATAAGCGTCCACACGCTTTTGACTACCTTTCCAGATCAAGGCAAACTGATCTTCATCTGAGTTTGGTGTTGATGTAATAATGGCTTTACCACCAGTGCTTAGTGTAGGTGATATACTGGTCCAAAACTCTTTGGCAATAGTGGGCCTAACGAAAGCAAACTCATCACAGTAGAGCAAGGTAATACTCATACCTCGGCCGGTTGTTTCTGTTGTTGTTTGGCTAACAATACGACTTCCGTTTTCAAATTCTATCGAACCCTTGTTGTAACTGGTGCAACCAGCACGAATGTGGTCCGGACACAACTCATAGGCATACCGAATTCGTTGCATTATTTCCTGTGCTCCTGTATACTTGTGAGCAGCAATTAAGATTGTAGAGTCCGGTTTGAACATGGCATACCATAACAAGTAGCCGGCGGCACTGGTAGTTTTACCTGTTTGTCGTGGCATCAAACTAACACTAAATCTAAAGTTGTGGTAGGTATCAATTAAGCGTTTTTGAAAGTCAAAGGGATGATACACCATCTTACCACGTGTAGGATGTTGTATATAAAAGTAGTTGTCCAAGAAGTATTGTGGACCAGTTTCGGGATCAGCGCATCGCATGAAATCCTGGATCTGTTGTTCGGTCCAATTGGTAGCTTTGTAAGCCGGCTTAACTAATACTGTTTCAAATTGTGATGCCATATAAATATATTTAACATGAATTGCCTGTTACTCAATAAAGATTACACGCCTATTAGTATACTCCCACTGAGTATAGTAAACTGGCAACACGCACTAAAACTGTACTTCTTAGATAGAATCACTATCTTAGAAAGCTACGATCAACACGTTGCTCGTAGTGCCAACTTGACCATACACTATCCAGCTGTGGCAGTGACCAATCATTACTTCAACAACAAGAAGAAGGTCAAGTTCAGTCGTCAGAACATGTATCTGCGTGACTTATATACCTGTGCCTACTGTGATGACACCTTTGACTATCATGATCTAACTATCGATCATGTGGTGCCACGTGCGCTTGGTGGCAGGACCAATTGGGAAAATGCTGTGACTGCATGTAAGACTTGTAATCACAAAAAAGGTGACAAGACGCACATGAAGCCAAAAGTAGAACCATACCGCCCCGAATACTGGGCATTGGTTAGCAAATGGAAAAGTCGTCCTGTGCGTATTGAACA